CAGGGCGGACAATCTGGAATCAACATCCCACTATAATAAAACATGGAAGAACAACCGATAACGGCTAAATCTCGTTATTCTAAATTAGAATCAATTAGATTACCTTATTTAGACAGAGCAAGAGATGCTTCTGAATTTACAATACCAAGCTTAGTAACTAGAGCTGGGTATAATGGTTCAACAAAGTTATACACCCCGTTTCAAGGTATCGGTGCAAGAGGTACAAATAATTTAGCAAGTAAATTACTTTTAGCACTCCTTCCACCAAATCAATCATTTTTTAGATTAACACTAGACGAATTCACAATAGCTAAACTTTCTGGACAAAAAGGTCAGCAAGGAGAGTTTGAAAAAGCTATGGGGTCTATTGAACGAGTTATAATGAATGAGATGGAAGTTAATAATTTCAGAACAGCATTATATGAAGCACTACGTCATTTAATAGTTGCTGGTAACGTTCTTGTTTATATCACTCCAGATTTAACAATGAAAGTTTATCACATAGATCAATATGTTATTAAAAGAGATACATTAGGAAATGTTTTAGAAATTATTACTAAAGATGTTGCTAGTCCTTCTTCTGTATCTGAAGAAATTAAACAACTTTGTTTTGATGGTAAAGAACCAAATTCTGTTCAATCTAATAAACAAGTAGAAATTTATACAAGAGTAATTCGTTCAGAAAATAAAAGGTGGCTTGTCCAACAAGAGGTCAACGACAAAGTCGTACCAAGTTCTATAGGAAATTATCCATTGGACAAGTCTCCTTTTATACCTCTTAGATACACAACAACTTCTGAAGATTGGGGTAGAAGTTTTATAGAAGAATATCAAGGCGATCTAAGATCGTTGGAAGCATTATATAAAGCTGTTGTTGAAGGTAGTGCAGCTGCTTCTAAAGTTTTATTTTTAGTAAGACCAAATGGAACAACAAGACTTAAAACATTATCTGAAAGTCCTAACGGTGCAATTAGAGAAGGTGATGCTAATGATGTAACAACATTACAAATGCAAAAGTCAGCAGATTTCCAAGTTGCATTTCAAACAATGAAATTAATTGAATCAAGACTTGAAATGGCTTTCATGCTTGTACAGTCTGTTCAAAGACAAGCTGACAGAGTTACAGCAACTGAAATAAGACTATTAGCAGAAAATTTAAATGAAAGCGTTTCAGGCTTATACTCATTATTGTCTCAAGAACTTCAATTACCTTTAATAAACCGTTTGATGTATCAAATGGAAAAAGCAAAAAGATTACCAACGCTTCCTAAAGATACAATTAAAGTAAAAATAGTAACAGGTCTTGAAGCATTGGGAAGATCAAGTGATTTACAAAGATTAAATACTTTTGTTCAACAACTTATGCCGTTTCAAAATGAACTTATGTCTTACATAAATTTAGATGAATACGTAAAAAGAGTTGGCACAAGTTTAGGCATTGATATGGAAGGTTTAATAAAATCTCCTGAACAAATGCAAATGGAACAGCAACAGGCTCAACAACAAGCCATGATACAACAAAATTCACCAGAGGTAGTTAAACAAGGAATGGGAATGATACGAGATGCTGCGGCTCGTAGTGGAGAACAAATACCGCCACAACAACAATAACAATAGAAAGAGAGCAAGATAATTATGGGTGAAACCGTAACCTTAAGTACTCACGAAAATACACAACCTGTTGAATCTAAAGAATATCAACAACAAATGATTGATAAAGCTAATCAGGTTGCAAACCCAACTGTAGATACAATAACAAATGTACCAGTAGCTACAGAACAAAAACCTCAAGAAAAGATTTTAGGTAAATTTAATTCACAAGATGATTTAATTAAATCTTATCAAGAACTTGAAAAGAAACTTGGAGAAAAATCTAAGCCAACTGATACAAAACAAAATAATCTTCAAGCTGATAAACCAGCTGCAGTTCAATCATTATTTAATTTTGATCAGGCTGAAAAAGAATTTAATGAAACTGGTAATGTTTCAGAAGAAACTTTGTCTGCTTTAGAAAAAGTTGGATTATCTAAAAATTATATTAACAATTATATTTCAGGATTAAAAGCATTAGCAACTCAATTTGAAGCTAAAGCTTATGACACAACTGGTGGTCAAGAAAATTATACTAAGATGACTGCTTGGGTTGCTAGTAATTTATCAGCAGCTGAAGTTGAAAGATTTAATTCTGGTGTAGCTTCTGATGATGAAACAGCTCTATATACTATTAAAGGTATGTATGCTCGTTACAATTTAGAAACTAAAGAACCAAATTTACGAATGGGTGAAACAGGAACTCAATCAACTGGAGAAGCATATGAAAGTGTTGCTCAAATGAAAGTTGATATGAAAAATCCTAAATACAATTCAGACCCAGCATTTCGTAAAATGGTTGAAAACAAATTATCGAGATCAAAAATATTCTAATAGGATAACGTAGTTAGTCCTATATGAACAAGGCAACAAAGTAAGACTTTACCCTCTGAGGAGGACAATTTAGAAACTGAAATTAGCTTTTTTAATTTAACTACAGTTTAACTTAAAAAAGAAAGGATACATAAAATGTCAAATTTTACAGTATCAAATTTAGGTCAAGCTGCTGGTGCTGGTTCTACTAATGCTTTATTTTTGCAACTTTTTAGTGGCGAAATTTTAACTGCATTTGAAAGAGCCAATACTGCACTTGATAAGACTATGGTTAGAACGATTGCTAATGGAAAATCAGCATCGTTTCCAATCTTAGGAAAAACAACTGCTGAATATCATACAGCGGGAACAGAACTTAGCGGCGTTGCTATTAAACATAACGAAAGAGTAATCACTATACAAGATTTATTAGTGTCTCACACTTTCATTGCTAATATCGATGAAGCTAAAAATCACTTCGAAGTTAGAAGTCTCTACGCAACTGAAATGGGTAATGCTTTGGCAACACAAATGGATAAGCATTTGTACCAAACTATCTACAACGCATCTAAAGCAGGTGCACTTGATCCGCAATCAGCTGGTCAATCAGTTACAGCAGCTAACTTTTTAACAAGCGGAAAAACAGCAGCAGAAGCTATTTACTCAGCGGCACAAATTCTTGATGAGAATGATGTACCTGCTGAAGATAGATATGCAGCTGTATCACCAGCTGTTTACTACAGCTTAATTACTGACACAACTGCAGCAGTTATCAATAGAGATTTCGGCGGCGGTAACGGTACTTATGCTGACGGTAAAGTATTTAAAGTTGCTGGTATCGAAATCGTTAAAACTAATAACCTTCCATCTGGTACAATTTCATCAGGTGTTGGCGTTGGTTCTATCGTTGGTTCTGGCGGTGGTTTAGGTGGAACTTACACGAATGACAAAGCCGTAGTATGGCATAAGTCAGCTGTAGGAACTCTTAAACTTTTAGATTTATCAACTGAAATGGAATACTCAGCAAGACATCAAGGAACTTTGATGGTTGCTAAGTACGCTGTTGGTCATGGAATTTTAAGACCGACTGCTTCAGTTTTAATCAAAACTGCTTAATTAACCTAGTAATGTAAATTAAGGGGGAGGGGAGAAATCCCCTCTCTACTAATTTTAAAAATAAATAATGCCATTAACAGCAACATCAAAACTAGAATCCGTTAACACTATGTTAACAGCTATCGGGGAAATACCCGTATCTAGTATTACATCTGCAACAACAAATGATGTTTCAATAGCCATAAGTATTTTAGAGTCTACTTCAAGAGAAGTACAATCTCGAGGATGGTTTTTTAATACAGATTTAAATTATAGTTTAGTACCTAATAATAATAACGAAATAGAATTACCAGCTAACACACTTAGAGTTGAACTAGAAGGTTCATCAAGAAGTAAAAATTACGTTGAAAGAAATCGAAAACTTTACGACAGATATAATAATACTTTTACAATTTCTGATTCAGTAAAAGTAACAATAGTTTTTTATTTAGAATTTGAAAATATCCCAGAAGTAGCACGTCAATATATTACAATAAGAGCAGCAAGAATATTTCAAGACAGAATGTTAGTTTCTTCTGAACTACATAAATTTCATGAAATTGATGAGTTACAAGCTTACATGGCTCTTAAAGAAGCAGAAGGTGATATTGGTCGCCACAATATTTTAACAGGCAACTACGATGTCTATAGAATTTTAGACAGAGCAAATTATCAACCTAATAAAAACGAATATAATGAATAATGGCTTCACGATTAATCTCATCTTCAATACCAAATTTATTAAATGGGGTTTCTCAACAAGCTGATACAGTAAGGCTTCCTAATCAATTTGAAATTCAAGAAAACGCATTATCTGATGTTGTTTTTGGTTTAGGTAAAAGACCTCCAACAGAACACATTTCTAAATTAAGTAATGCTACTAACACTAATAGCAAAATACACATTATAAATAGAGATTCAGAAGAACAGTATGTTGTTATTATTACTAACGGTGGAATTAAAGTTTACGATTTAGAAGGTGTAGAAAAAACAGTTGTTGCACCATCTTTATCTTATTTAAATTCAACAAGTCCAATTTTAGATATTAATTGTGTTACTGTTGCTGATTATACTTTTATAGTTAATAAAGAAGTAGTTGTAACAAAATCTGGCTCATTAACAGCAACAAGACCAGCAGAAGCTTTATTCTATATAAAGAATGGTCAATATAAAACTACTTACGAAATTAAAATAAATGGAAGTACAGTAGCTAGTTATCAAACCTTAGATAATTCAAATTCTTCAAACTCATCATCAATAACTACTGATAACATAACTACAGAGTTATATAACGATTTAGTGTCTGCATTTCCAAGTGGCTACACAATAGTTAAAGACGGTTCAATAATATATTTTTCTAAAAACACAGGAACATTTACAGCGTCAGTTAGTGATGGTCTTGGTGGTGACGGTTTAATTTTAGTTAAAGATAAAACAAATAGTTTTACAGATTTACCATACAAAGGTTATCAAGATTTTACAGTTGAAATAACTGGAGATAATGGCACTCAATACGATAATTATTTTGTTAAATGGAGTGGAACAGCGTGGGTTGAAACTGTTAAAGGTGGTTTAGATAATTCACTTAATCCAGCAACACTACCTCACTTATTAATTAGAACTTCAGATGGTAACTTTAGATTTACTAAAGCCGATGGTTCAAGCTATACGGTTGGTGCTAACACATCAACAGTACCAACTTATAATCCTAGAACTTGCGGTGATAGTGACACTGCCCCTGACCCAAGTTTTGTTGGTAGTGCTATAGCTGATGTTTTCTTTTATAGAAATAGACTTGGAATTTTATCTAATGAAAATGTTGTATTTTCAAAAGCTGGAGAATTTTTTACTTTCTACCCAGAAACAGTAACTACAGTTTTAGACGATGACGCTATTGATATTTCTGTTTCTCACAACAGAGTTTCAAATTTAAAATATGCAGTAGCTTTAAATGAAGAATTATTATTATTTTCAGATCAAACACAATTTTTATTAAAACCAGAAGAAACATTAACAGCTAAAACAGTTTCTATTAACCAAGCAACAGAATATGAAATTGACCCTAACTGTCAGCCAATACCAATTGGTCAAAATGTTTATTTCTCATTTAAACGAGGAAACTTTGCTGGTGTTAAAGAGTATTTTTTATCGGCTGATTTACAAACAAAAGAAGCTTTAGATACAACAATAAATATCCCTAGATATATGAAGGGTCAGTTGTATGCTTTAAGAGGTTCTACTACTGAAAATACGATATTTGCTTTTGGTAGTGGAGAAAGAAATGCAATTTATGTTTATAAATTCTATTTTGATAATCAGAATAAAGCACTACAAAGAAGTTGGTCTAAATATACGTTTCCAACTGGTACAGTAATTTTAGATGGTGCTGCAATAGAGAATTATTTTTATATAGTTATTAAAAGAGCAGACGGAACATATTTAGAAAAGATAAATTTAAAAACTAATGAAGTTGATACTAACTTAAATTTTCCAGTATTATTAGACAGAAAAACTTTAGTAACTGGAGTTTATAACTCAAGTACAAATATTACTACTTGGACGCTTCCTTATCCAGATACAAATACTAAATCTATTGTTCTAAGTGGAGATTGGAATTCTACAATGAGAGGTAGAAATATTGCTGTATCATCATCAACGTCTACTACAGTAACTGCACTTGGAGATTTTTCTACAGCACCTGCTTTTATAGGTTTAAATTATAATATGAAATTTAAATTCTCTACTCTCTATTTAAGAGAGCAGAAATCAACTGGAACTACAGCAACTATTAGTACAGGTAGATTACAACTTAAAAAGATAAATTTAATTTATGCTGATACTGGATATTTTAAAGTAACTTTAAGTCCTAGAGCAAGGACAGATTCTGTATTTGCATTTACAGGTCAAATATTAGGTTCTGCAGCATTTATATTAGGTCAACCTATTCTTGAAAGCGGAGAATTTAAATGTCCAATTCAATGTAGAAATACAGATGTAGAAATACAAATAGATAGCGATAGCTATTTACCATGTAACTTTTTATCAGCAGAGTGGGAAGCTTTGTACTCAACAATTTCTCAAAGATCACCTGCGTAATGATTGTTGAAAGAGTTACGAAAGAAAAAGATATTTTAGATTTAGTTAAAAATATAAGAAAACCAGATTATGAAGAAGTTAAAACAATAAGTAATTCTGAAAACATTTTAAACCCAATCATGGAAGGTTGGAAAAAAGCATCTTATTCAAAAACATTTTTAGTTAACGATAAAGTTGCTGGTGTTTATGGGGTTGTTGGTTCTATTGATAATAAACAGGCTGGTTCTCCATATTTATTATGCACTAACGAGTTATATAAAATTAAAAAAACATTTATTAAGAATTGTAAAAATAGAGTTGAGGAAATGCTGTTTAGATTTCCAATACTTTTTAATTACATAGATAGTAGAAATGCCGTCCACTTACAGTGGATTAAATATTGTGGATTTCAATTAGTTCACGACAAAATAATTAACAAAATCAAATTTCACGGATTTTTAAAAAAGAGAGAGGAAAATTATAATTAAATGTGTGGTTACGCAGAAGCAGCATATGCTGCATTTCAATTTGTAAAGGCTAACGCTGATTATAACACAGCAAAAAGTTCGGCTGACTATACAAATCAAACAGCAGTCTCTACAGCTGAAAAAATTAGAAACGAAGCTATCTATTCAGATAACGAGCAAATTCGTAAAAAAGATACTGATGTTAAATCATTAGCACTTAAAAAATTACAAGTACAAACAGCTGAAAAGCAAAAAGAAGCTACAGCTAAAGTAGGATTTGGAGAAAAAGGAATTGGTGGAAATTCAGTAGATTTAGTTCTTGGGGATGTTTCAAGACAAGCTGGAAATATCTACAACACACTAGATTTAAATTATATGTCTACAATCCAAGCTAACGATGCACAAAGAAATTCTGATAATCGTAAATATCAAAACCAAGTATTAGCTTTACCTAGAGCATACCAACCTAATGCTATGAGTTATTATAGTGGTGCAGCGTTAAGTTCAGCACTGTTTGCATTTCAAGCTTCAGCACCAAATTCAGGTGCTCAACAGTTAAATACTAAGATTGATAATTTCTTATACCCGCCAAACCCTAATATGTCATAATGCCAAAAATACCAATTAATACAAATTTAGGAATAGATGTTTCTTTAACATCTCCCGCAGCAGTAACTGGAATTTCAGTTTCAACTCCGTCTGAGCCAAAAGGCAAAGATGAGTTTGCTGTATTGTCAGACATTTTAAAAGAAATTAATCCAGCAGTAAAATCTTCAGCAGCGATGGCTGCAGATCGACAAGCTAAGGATGATATTGCAATAGGGGTTAATAAAATTAATTCCATGACTCGTGAAGAAGCAATGGCAGCTCACGAAAAAGGATTTCCAGATGTTTATAACGGATGGGTTAGATATGGAATGTACGCACAACAAGCTGAAAATTCAGCTGAGATGTTCCACGACTCTTTTAGACTTCAGTCTATGCAGCAAAGAGCAACAAATCCTAACTATAACTGGGAACAGGATTACGCAGAACAATCTAAAATTTATTTACAAGGAAAAGAAAACGACCCGTTTTGGAATAAAGCTTTTGCAAAATCTAGTGAAGAAAACAGAAAAGTAATTTTAGCAAATGAGTTTGCTTATCAAAGCGATCAAATTAAATCTATGGTTGCTGCTGGTACTGTTCAAATGCTTAGATCAGTTCCAGATAAAATCACTGCTAAAATGGAAGCTGATTTCTTTCAACAAAACCCAGTTACAACTGGAGATGATACATATAATCAAAGAAAATCTAAATTCTTTACTGATAATTATTTTAAATATTTTTATGATGAAATAGAAAAAATTAAAGGTGAAAGAAATGTTGGTATTACTAAAACAGATTTTGATTCTTTAATAATTGCCGCTGCCGATGCCCATACTTTAGAGGGCGGTAAATATTCTCAATTATGGGCTAAATATTTAACAGAAAAAAGACCAGACGGGACTCCGTCAATTTCTGATAATCCAAAATATATTGACAAAATACAAAGTATTTTAGGAAATTTAAATAAAATTTCAGAAGCTGCTGCCTTTGGTAATGATTTAAGAAAGGCGAGTACAAATAAATACAGTGATGCAGATTACAAAAAGTATTCTAATGAATATTTCAATAATGCAGTTGTACAGGCACAAACTTTAGGAAATTTAAAATTTGCAGATGCAGCACTTGCCGTTGTTCAACAGCATAAAAATGAAATAGCAAACAATAGACCAATTCCAATGCTTGTCGATATGTTAGACAGGGCTGTTGGTCAGGGCGGAGAT